TAGCAGATGAATGTACTTTACGCAACGAGCAAGGTGAAGTATTACAAATTAGAAGTAGTGACGAAACAATTCAAAAGATTTTATACAACTTATACTACGATATATTAAACATTGAGTTTAATTTGTGGTCTTGGACTCGTAACATGTGTAAGTATGGTGATTTCTATCTTAAATTAGAAATTAGTGAAAAGTTTGGTGTGTATAGTGTTATTCCGTTTTCATCTTATAACATTTTAAGAGAAGAAGGATATGACTTACAAAAACCACAATCAGTACGTTTCAAATATGACCCATCATCACAAGCAACATCACCTTTAGGATATGTTTTGTCAACTCCTATTATTGATTCAGAAGGTAAGGGTGTTTATTTTGATAACTACGAAATGGCTCACTTTAGATTATTAAGTGACTTTAACTATTTACCTTATGGCCGTTCTTACTTAGAACCAGGCCGTAAATTATATAAGCAATTAGTATTAATGGAAGATGCGATGTTAATCCATCGTATTGTTCGTGCTCCTGAAAAGAGAGTATTCTATGTTAACGTAGGTAATATTCCACCTAACGAAGTAGAAGGTTACATGCAGAAGATGATCAACAAAATGAAGAAAACTCCAGTAGTTGATCCTCAAACTGGTCAATATAACCTAAGATACAACATGCAGAACGTACTTGAGGATTTCTACATCCCAGTTCGCGGTGGTGATCAAACGACCAAAATTGACACTACAAAGGGTCTTGAATATGCGGCTATTGAAGACGTAACATACTTACGTGATAAACTTTTCTCCGCTTTAAAAATCCCTAAAGCGTATTTAGGCTATGAAGGTGAATTAAGCGGTAAAGCTACATTAGCGGCTGAAGATATTCGTTTCGCTCGTACAATTGAGCGTATCCAAAAGATATTGGTTAGTGAATTGACCAAAATTGGTTTAGTTCACTTATATTCTCAAGGATATACCAATGAACAATTAACAAACTTTGAATTATCATTAACTACACCATCAATTATATACGATCAAGAACGTATTGAATTATTGAAGTCTAAGATCGAATTAGCGGGTAGTATTATGGAAAATAACTTAATGCCTACTGATTGGATTTATGATAATATTTTACACTTATCTGAAGATGAAATTAGTGAAATTAGAGATTTATTAGCCGAAGATAAAAAACGTGAGTTTAGATACGAACAAATTAAAACTGAGGGTAATGATCCATTAGAATCAGGTCAAGCCTATGGTACACCTCACCAATTAGCATCGCTTTATGGTAAAGGTAGACAAAATGCAACTACACAAGAAGATGTGCCTAAAGGATATGATGAAAAAACTGATGAATATCCTGAACAACCAATTCCTGGAAGACCAGAAAAAGGTGTTGATCATAACGACCAAGATAGCAATTTTGGACGCGATAGATTGGGTAAAAATGATCTTAAAGGTCCTGGTAAAGATGCCGATGGAATGGATAAATATAATGTTAAAACCCGTGCAAACACAAGCAATAACATGAGACTTGAATCTGCCGGAACAAAAACCATGTTCCTACAAAATAAAACTATGTTTGATAATTTGAAAAATTCGCGAAAAATTAATTTATTTGAACAAAGTGGTTTACTAAACGAGGATAATATCCGCGAAGAAATTAAGTAATTCAAATATTTATAATTAGTAGCATTCTACATATGAAAGTTAAACATAGTAAATTTAAAAATACCGGTATTCTTTTTGAATTATTGGTTCGCCAGATTACGGCGGATTCAATGGCTAATCAAAACTCCAAGGCATTGGGTTTGATTAAAAAATATTTCATGAACTCTGAAATTGCCAAAGAAAATAAATTGTATCAAACTCTTGCTAATTCTGAACAATTAACTGAACAAAAAGCTAACGTAGTTATTTCAACTGCATTAGATTTATCAGTGAAAATTGACAGAATACAATTAAATAAAGAGAAATTTAATTTGATTAAAGAAATCAAAAACAATTATGATATTGATGATTTCTTCAAAGCCAAAATCAATAATTACAAGACATTAGCTTCAATATACGTGTTATTTGAATCATATTCAGATAAACAATTCAAGAATCCCGAGACAATTATATCAAGTAAGATTAATATATTAGAGCACCTGACCCGAAGTGCGGTAGCTGCTCATTTGTCACCACTTGTTGAAGAATTTTTACAACAAGATAGAGGAACACGTTTCCTTGTTCAAAAAGTAATGCTTGATAATTTTAATAAAAAGTTTGCTCACTTAACTGATGAACAAAAAGAAGTATTAAAAGAATATATCCAAAGTGTATCTGATTCTACTAACTTAAAGAAATTTTTAAATGAAAAATTCCAAAAAGTTAAATTAGATTTACTTGGTATGTTAAAAACAATAGACGAACCTGTAACTAAAATTAAGGTTCAAGAAGTTATAACACTAATCAATCCAATCTTGGAATCAAAGAAAATTAAAGATGAACAAATTTCAGCTTTACTTCAGTACCAAGAATTAGTTAACGAACTCAAGAAAGTCAATAATGGCTAAAATTAGATTAGTAAAGAAAAAAACTAATGAGATGTCCGGAACTGGTGGTTCCGCATCTGCTACTCCAGGTACTGGAGCTCAATATGCTGCACCAAAAGCATTTCCTAAGGTTGCAGCTGATTACAACAAAACATTCGGAACACATTTTGCTCCATCAATCCCAAATCGCCCTTCAGAAGCTATTACTTATAAGGAATTATGGGAAGCAGGTGAATATGATTCTTTAGCTAGTATTTTAAAACAACTAGGTGCTGAAGAAGATTCTATTAAAGTGCTTTTAAAAGCAGTTGAAATGGGAGCTTTAAAACCTTCTGATGCTATTATAATTACAAAGAGAGCATTAGGTATGAAGGAAGGATATGGTGAGTTTGATATGGAAGATGATGGACCAGATTACAATAGCCTATCTGATTTAGAAGATGAATTACGTAGACTTGTACGTTGGTCTAACCAATATGGAAGTAAAGGTGCTGATGCTCAAATTGATCAATTAAGAAAAAGAATAGAATATCTAAAATCACAAGTTACGAATGAAGAAACAAGTGACGATGCTGATTTTGATAGTGCTACAACAGGTGCAAGTGGTTTACAAACAATGAACCCATTACCTATAAAAGAAGGTCGTTATAGCGAATTTAAAAGAACAACTCAAGTAAGAACTCCAAGTGAGCAAATGCATAGAGCGGTTAGAGAAATTCGTAGAAAAATAGATGAAATCAACAAATTAGTTGATTATACTGAAAAAATGAAATTCGAAATGAAATCAGATGTTAACGAAGTTCGTTATTTAAATAGAACTAAAGAAGCATTATCAAAAATTTCAGCTAAGGTACAAGAAACAAATAATAAAATTAAACGTTTAGTTCAATAATGGCAAAAGTAAAAACAGCAGGTAGTAGCCAAAAATTAGTATTTGGTAAACGCAAAACTGGTAGCGCACAAAAATCTTATAACAAACATTCTCCTCGCCCTAAAGCATATCGTGGGCAAGGTCGCTAATATTTATATACATGACAACAAAAGAATTATATAAAAAACACAAATCTGGTGATATAAGCAACCAGAAATTTTTATACGAAGTACGACGTGATGCTCATCTTCCATGGATTAATAATTTAACCTCATATGAAGACGCAGTTAAAATCCTTAAAAACAAAGGTATTATCAATGAGGCCGATAGTAAAAAATATGGCGATGTTGAAGTAATATCTAAGACTATTGATATGGTAAATCCATATGAATACTCTAAGGGTATGAACTACGAATTAGACATGGCCGATAACGCTGTTAGAACAGATTTGACTGAAGATGAAGTATTAGCTGCTCAAAAGATAGTATTAAAAAATATTACTAAAGACGCTAATTACTATACTCGATTATATGCTGGCCAGAAAATAAATGATACAGAAGGCTATAAAGAGATTGAGATTGAGGGTAAAAAACTTGAACCAAATCTTAAAGCTGAAATGAAAGGTAGAAAAGCAGATGGTTATTTAAAAAAAGAAGCTATTAAATCTCCAAAATCTAATGTTAAAGTTGATTTAGGTAAGAAAGAAGCTGGTACTAAAAAACCAAAAGGCGTTAGTGAATTTAAAGATAAAGGTGTAACTGGTTCATTCAAAACCATTAAAGAAGGTATTGAAGAAATTATTAGAGAAAAGTTAGCCAAAAAAAAAGCAGACGAAGCTAAAGTAGACGAACATCATAACGATCCTGATTTTCCAATAGTAAATGGTTTATATGACTTATTAGACGCAATCGTAGCTGATTGGGGTAAGGAAGATTTATATCAAGAAGTAGAAGATGTAATTGTTGCCTATACAGAACCTGATGCTACTACAATATCTAGAGAAGCTATCAAGAAAATTAAAGACGTTCTTGAAAACTATGATGTATTAGAAGATTACGCTGAATTAGTAAATAAAATAGCAGTTAAAGAACCAGGAGAATCTCCAACAGCAATAGATAGAATGTATAATTCAGATGCTTTTGCACAAGCTCAAAGAGATATGAATGAAAATTCTCCTAAAAAAAGTGCTATTGACAAAATGAAAGAAGCATTAAAATCTTCTCTTAAAAAAGAAGCTTTATTGGTTCCAAAAAATACGCCTCCGGATCAAATTAAAAAATATTCTGTACAAGGTATAGATGTTAAATTAGATACAAAATAATGAGTAAACAATTACTTATAGAATATATTGCGTTTAAACCATCCCCCCAATCATTGAAGGAAGGTATTAAACAAACTTCTAAGAATTTAGTTGTAGAAGGTTTAGTACAACGTGCGGAAGCAAAAAACCAAAATGGTCGTGTATATCCTAAACAAGTTTTACTTCGTGAAGTAGACAAATATATTAAAGGACCTATTGCTGAAAATAGAGCATTAGGCGAATTAGACCACCCTGAATCATCAGTTATTAACTTAAAGAACGCTTGCCACAATATTTTAGATTTGTGGTGGGACGGTGATGATTTAGTAGGTAGAATTGAAGTATTACCTACCCCAAGTGGTAATATCTTAAAATCATTATTCCTAAATAATATTACTGTTGGTATTTCTTCTCGTGGCATGGGTTCAGTACAGCCATTAGGAGAAGGTACAGTTGAAGTACAAGATGACTTCGAATTATTATGTTGGGATTTTGTTTCAACACCTTCAACCTACGGTGCTTTTATGAAGCCAGTTGGATTAGCTGAAGGAGTAATTAATGAAGGTATAAATTATAAAAATAAAAATCATAACAAATACAACAATGCAAATTCGTTATTATACGAAATCATTTGCACTCAAACAGGTATTTGTTGCTTAAGATAATATGGCAAAGTATAAATTAACAAACTTCATCAAAGAAAGTCATCCTGCAAATGATCAATGGTTAGAAACATTTAATT